TATAATTATGCAGATAACCTAGCTCGGTCCATTCGATTTGTGGGTAGGATACTAGTGGACATCATTCCTAAGATCTATGACACAGACCGCATTGCCAGGATTATTGGAGAAGATGACGAAGGGAAGTCGGTGAGAATTACCAGCGATCCTAATGGAGCCCCGGTTATGGAGGTTCCTGTGGAGAATTTGAATGGTGAGCGTGGGGGCATAGAAAAGATCTTTAACATCGGCGTTGGCAAGTACGATGTTACGATAAATGTGGGGCCATCCTTTAGTTCTAAACGTCAAGAGGCGGTACGGTCTATGGTTGAGCTTACCCAGGCATACCCCATGCTGGTCGAGGTAGCTGGAGATCTACTGGTTAAGAATATGGATTGGCCTGGAGCGCAGGAGATAGCAGAAAGATTAAAGAAGCTGCTTGTTCGTAAGTTTCCTGAGTTTGAACAGGGTGATGAGGAAGATGTGGGCAAGATTAAGTCTCAGTTTGCGGCTTTAATGCAACAGCATGAAGCATTGACACAACAGCTAAACATCTTGCAGGATGAAAAAGAGAACAAAACTCTTGAATTGGCTAGTAGGGAGCGAATTGAGACCATGAAGGTTCAATCTGACATAGCTATTACAGAAGCGAAGCTGGGTTCTGAAGAGTCCATCACAGCCTTAAAGCTAGAGATAGATACCGTCCGTGAGAGCCTGAGTCAGCTAGCGTTGAAACCGGAGCCTACTGAAGTCCCCGGGGTTGGCCCTGAGCCTACTGGAAGGTAGATGAATGATAGGTATTTTTGGGAAGACTATAAATGATATGAAATTTACAGAAACTCCGCTGAGATTAATTCTAAAAGGAGAATAGCAAAATGAGTAATGTAGAAGTCGCGTCTACAACGGACACCGAGGCCGAGGTTCAGGAAGCCATGGCTTCTCTAGGTGCCGAGGAAGCGGAACTAACAACAGCCGGGGTGGAAGTCCCTGTTGTGCCAATGAATAACAATTCAGACCAGGCACAAGAAGAAGATCTTTCCGAGGGCGATGAGCCTGAAAGCGCCGGTGCGTCGGAAGAACCGGAAGTTGTGGAGTCAGAGAGGGTATCAAAGGATTCAGAGGACTTAGAAGAAGCGCCTACTTCCTCTCCGAAAACAAAAAAGCGTATAGATCAGTTACTTCGTGATCGTCTTGAAACGCGACGCGAGAATGATGATCTTCGGACTCGCATCCGGTTTTTTGAGGAAAAGGAACGAGAAAAGGAACTTAACGAACAAGAAGCCCCAGTCCAATCGAAGTCTCAAGAAGATCCTAAAAGTGCGTCCGGTAAGCCTCGTCGTGAAGACTATCTAGACGATGAGGACTATATGGACGCCAGGGATAACTGGAGAGACGGAACGAGGATGGCTGATATTAAGGAAGCGATCAAAGCGGAAGCTGTGGATAGGATAAGAGCTAAGGAAAGAAACGCTCTTGATGAGAAATTCAGATCGTCTGCTGATGTAGCGCGTGAGAAGTATAAGGATTTCGATCAGGTGGTTAAAGAGGTTACTGATAACAACATGCTTCACATATCAGAGTCCATGCAGGGATGCATGTTAGATTCTGATGTTGGAGCTGAGATTATGTATTGGTTGTCTCAAAATACTACGGAAGCTGATCGTATCGCTTCTTTATCTCCTATGGCTTCAGCCAAAGAGATATGGAATGTCGAGAAGGAAATTCTTAGCTCAAGCTCGGAATCAAACAATCCAAACCCTCCAGCTCTAAAAAGAAAAAAAATGAGTAGGGCTCCTAAGCCAGTGAGAACTGTCGGTTCATCAGCAGCAGCAGTGAATCGCACAGAAGGATGGACGCTTAATGAGTTCGAAAAATTACGGGAGGCCGGTAAGATTTAAGCTTGAAGCTTCGATCTACATCGCGATCCCAACCATGGAGATGAAATGGCAAATACACTTTTAACAACCAGTATGATGACGATGGAAGCGTTGCGTATTCTTCGCAATAAGCTTGTATTTTCAAAGCTAGTACGTCGAGATTTTGATCCTGAATTTGCCCGTGAAGGGGCGAAGATAGGGGACACCCTGAATATTCGTAAACCCCCTCGGTATGCGGGTACAACAGGTGCAACCATTACTATTGAGGATGCGACAGAAACATCTGTTGCCCTCGTGTTGAACACTCAGTTTAACGTAGGGTTGCAGTTTTCGTCGAAAGATCTAGCTCTATCAATTGACAAATTTTCAGAGCGGTTTTTACAGCCAGCCGTCGCAACTATCGCTAATAAGATAGATTATGATGGTTTGAATCTGTACAAGGACGTTGCCAGTGCAGTCGGAACACCTGCTACAGTTCCTTCCGCGCTTCTGACCTACCTTCAGGCAAAGCAACGTCTAGCTGAGGAAGCTGCTCCTGTAGATGATCAACTATCTGTGGTCGTAACACCTGAGATGGAAGCGACAATTGTTAATGCCTTGGATGGACTGTTTCAGGACTCGACTGAGATCTCGTCACAGTACAAAAAAGGGTTAATGGGAATCGCTGCTGGTTTCAAGTGGTACATGGACCAGAACATCAGAACGCATACCAGTGGTGTTTACACCACAGGTAGCACTCCGTTGGTTAATGGGGCCTCTCAAACGGGAAGCACTATAATTACTGATGGATGGGCTAATTCAACTGCTGTCCTGACAGATGGGGATGTCATCACGTTTGCTGGTGTCAACAATGTGAACCCTCAGAATCGTCAAAGTACAGGCGTTCTGAAGCAGTTCGTTGTTACAGCGGCTAGCAGTTCAGATGGTTCTGGGAATCTGACGATTCCGATCTCACCAGCCTTGACTCCTAGCGGACAGTTTCAAACATGTACAGCATCCCCTGCGAATAACGCAGCGGTTGTCCCCCTAGGGGCAGAATCAACGGATGCTCCTAATGGAATGGCGTTTCATAAGGATGCCTTTGCACTAGGGATGGCACGTTTGCCGCTTCCGGGAGGCACGGACCAGGCAGGTCAAGCTTCGGATGAGGATTCCGGTTTGTCTATTCGCATCATCAGCGACTATGACATCACAACTGATAACTTTATTTCCCGTTTGGACGTTCTTTATGGCTGGGTCACTCTTTACCCTGAACTGGCCTGTAGAATACCGAGCTAAGGATGGAGGCAAGAATGAGACTATTAAAAAATAGTGTGCTATCGGTCTCTCTTTTGCTGATCATGTCGGCACAAGGGACATCGCAAACCGCTTTGGAATCCACAACATTGGCTGAAGCGGTAGACGGTGAAGAGACTGTCATTGATGTCACGTCGGTTTCTGGCTTTGAAGCTGGGGACATTGCTGTGGTGAATGCTGAGGCGATGAGGATCGTATCAGTTAATTCCACAACCAATCGTCTCACAGTGGTTCGGGGCCAAGAAGGGACAAGAGTGGAGAATCACTCCAGTGCGAGGACTATCTATGTAAACCCGCCTAGTCGGTATATACAGGATTCAGCTCGCAATCTGCCAAGGCTTTTCGGAGCTTGTACGGCAGGGAGTGAAGACCCGAACTATACCCCTTTGATCTCACTACCAAGTGGAAGGCAGTACGTCTGTACGAATTCCTATTGGAGAGAGATCGCGTGGCAGGAAACGACGATAGGCCAGGCGCAAGCCGTGGACACAGCCATCTTCTTCGATGGTAATTCCAAGGACTATCACATCGGGCTGGACGACTCTTCGGACGACTTCGTTATCGGACTAGGAACAGTGGTGGGGACAACCTCGTTCTGGGCCTTGGACGAAAATGGGGACATCATCCATGGAGGGACCACGCCGGTGTACACCATTGGTGATGGAGATTCTGAGGATGCTCAGATCAAATTCGATGGGAATGCACAAGACTTTTCCATCGGGTTGGATGACTCTTCAGATGTTATATCGTTCGTCAATGGCGCGACTCTTGGGCAGAATCTGCTCATGGAGTTGGAAGCTCAGGGTACAAGCACCAATGTTCGCCGTGCACTGTTCTACGGATCCAATCCTGGTACAGCGGCAGATAACGATGTCACGTACATCGCCTTCACGGGGGAAAATGACGCTGGAGGACAGGCGGTGCTGGGTCGTTTAAAGTGGAAATATCTTGATGTTTCTGCTGCGGACGATGATTCTGAGTTCATCATCAGCACCTTTGTGAACAACTCTATTCAAGAGGTTCTATCCATAGGGTCGGCATCGGCCTCTGGTGATCATCCTACGGTTCGTATGGACGACCTGGATCTGGGTGATGATATAGCCGGGCCTCGTATTCACATTGGACGGAACAGTAATTCCACTAACTCCAATTCAGGTACTCTGAGTTTCGATGATATCGGTGGGACAACTCACTATATATGGTTAGATAACTCAGCGTCTCCGGGAGATCTCCGCGTTAACACGGCGGCCCCTGCGTCGTCTGTTGCGGATACGGCTGGAACCATTGTAGGTACTCAGTCTTCAGCAATGGCTCTAAAAAACATCCACAAAACGTGGAATGATTCGGAGTCTATGAATGCCTTGAATACCGTTTTGAATACTCCTGTGTATGACTTTACATACAAAGGGAAGTACGACGGTCAGGTGTTCACTGGGGTTGCCATCCCTGATGGTGAGGTACCGTGGTTCGGCTATGATGTTGCGACTGAAAACGACATCGTTCCCGAGGGCACCGCGAAATCTCTCAATGAGATCAGCGTGGCCGGGTACCTGATTCTGAGCGTTAAAGCGTTGAATCAAAAGATTGATACGCAAAATCAAATGATTGCTCAGCTTCAGACTCAGAATCGTCTACTGGCGGCTCACCTGGATAGGGTCATTGATGGTGATCCTCTTTTGGTTGCCTTAAGGTAAGATAGATTCAAATATAGAGGGGTCGGATGCCCTGATGACCCCTCTATATCAACCAGATTACAAGTGAGCAGGGCGTGGGAGGTTCTTATGGGAGACGAATATCCAGCATGGAAATATAAAGGTGGTAAATCTGTGGTAGTTCAGAACAAAAAAGAGGAAAAAAGCTTAGGTTTCGGGTGGTCGGACAGCCCTTCCGAGTCTAAGAAGACTGTGAAAAAGAGGGTTAGGAAAAGCATAGAGTATAAGGTCGTGGATAGTAAGTTAGTGGTGTAATACTCTGATAAATTTTGACAAGGGTTAAGGGGGATAGATGGCAACCACCAGAGATGTAATTGAAGATTCTCTGCGTCTGATTGGTGTCTTAGGGACTGGCATGGCCTCGACAGATGCTGAAGCCCAGGACGCTCTCCGTCAGTTGAATCGCATGTTGGAGACCTGGAATTTGGAATCCATGATGTCGTTCTCTACGGATAGACATAGCACGTTAGCTCTTACAGCGTCGACCCAAACTTACACCATAGGAACGGGAGGGACCTTTAACGTAACCCGTCCTATCTCTATAGAGGGGGCTAGCATACGGTTTAATCCATCTGCGGATGACACCGAAATACCTTTGGGTATCCTCTATGAAGAGCAATGGCACTCTATCCCCGACAAAGATACTGAATCCACTGTTCCATCCTCTCTTTACTATGAACCGGAATATCCGCTAGGTAAGGTTCC